CTGTTCCATGAACTTGTCAAAAATATATAAGTCTTTCTTGTTTGTAACAATAACTTTTATGTATGTCTCTTTAATTAATTCGCTATTTACTGCTGGGATGGAATCTTCATCGTAATAAATTTTTTGAAAAAGAACGTTTGGGTTTCTAACAGCCTCAAGCTCTCTGGTCTCAGTGTCAAGGATGTGAAAATATTTAGGGTCATTTGCATCAGACCACGTTAACTGATACTGCGTTCCGAGATAAGTGACATTACCTTCGGTGCTCTTAGTGTGGTAATGTCCAGAATAAACCGCGTCGTATCGATCAAAGATAGATTTATCCATACCATGAGATTTAATATTGGCGTTGCCCATATATTTAAATCCCCCTAATTCGAGATGGCCCATTAGGACTGAAGCTTTAGAGTTTTTAATAAACTCCATTGAGGGCTCTTGGTTATCTTCGCAAATCCACGGAAGCAAACCAATCTCCAATCCTCCAATATTCTTGACAACAGGCTCCATCTGAATACGGATTCTATCGTTGTATTTTGCCAAAATCTGCTCTAACGAATTTAACTTATTCGTGTTTTTATAGTACACGTCATGGTTGCCCGGAATTATATCCATGTACATATCATAATCGTAAAGCTTCTTTATGAAGACTTCGTAATTGTGCTTTAGTACCTTAAAGTTGACAAACCTACGGTGGTCAAAATAGTCACCGAGATGTATAATGTCTTTAATGTTGTTTTTTAAGAGATACGGGAAAAAGATCTCATCAAAGAATTTTGCAGAATAATCTAAGAAAATGTCAGACCCGTTCTTTACTCCCGAATGAGTATCGTTAATTATAGCGATGCGCATATTACAGGAAGTCGTCAAGTATGCCAATAGTTTTATTCTTTGCGCGCTTTTTCTTTATAAGAAGCGGATCAAAGTTTGTATTGCCTTCAGAGCGATTTTTAAGCACTTGAGATTTAAATCGCAACCTATCAACAATTCCTGTTGCATCGGCATGACCTGAGACATGCATAAAACCATCGGCTCCTGCGTGTTCCATATAAAGTTCTTTGATATCTTGGTGCTTTTTCTCTTTAGCAATTCGTCTTAAAAATGCATAAAAAGTAATCTGTGTAAAATATGAAAAAGCATTTGGTAGACCAGTACGGGTCGCCTTCTTTACGTCATAATTCATTATTGCCTTAACGCAATTTTCAACACCATCCATTACCATCTCTTCGCGGTAGGTGTATCCAGAAAAGTTTGGTTTATGAGAAAGACCCTCGGCAATTTTTAGAAAGCAAGTGCCAATATACTCGCCGATTCTTGGTTCTTCAGCTTCTTTGCTTCGAGCTTCGTTCGCTGAATTCACATAGTCAACAACTGCGCCAGAAAACTGCTTATTATTAACGTAGTGCGGTCGTTCTTTAGGTTTCTTTTTCATATTCTGTAGACATATTATACCCTATTATAACGCACATGTACATAACTTATTTACATCTTTGTGCATTATTTGGTTTACATAGTTTATAGAATAGGGTATAATATTCTTAGAACAACAAAAGAGATCTTAATTATCATGTCTCTTCCACTGCTTTCTCCATTCTAAATCTCTTGGCTTCAGTGATGGATATTTATTAAAGATACCTCCTCTGCCTCTAGTATTATCAACGCTATTAAATAATTGAGCTAGAACAACCTTAAGTTCCTCAGGAGATAATACACCATTTAGATTACTCATAAGAAGATAGCGATGGTATTGGATTGCAACATCCTCAATTGGTGGTGATGAAGCAATAATATTTGAATCTAGTAACCGAACTAGTTCCTCACTGTCATTAATCAACCACGGAGAGAAAAAGATTCTACCTTCGGCATTTGTATTGACCTGCACCGCACCACTTACATAGAACGCGCGCAACTCTGGATCGTAATGATCTTCAACAGCAATAATGTGACTTCCATCTACTAGTCTATAACTAATCACACAAAATTCCATCATATAATCTTTCAACGCTTCATTCATAGTGGTACTTCGTGTATTGCATATTTAAATTTCTGTTTAGAGTATATTTTAACACGTTCTATAGCGTGATTGAGCGTGTAGTTCTTCTTTGATTTCCACGAAAGATCATCAGCGATATCATATATTGTTGTACCTTTACCATCTTTAGTTTTTCTCAAACCTCTACCTATCGACTGTAAAACACGGATTTGCGATTTTGTTGGAGAGGCAAACACTATGTTGTGCAGGTTTATTATATTTATGCCTACAGAAAAGGTGCCTACACTAGCAACAATAATAGCATTTTTCTCCTGCTCGGTCAATTCGCGGATCCTTTCTCTTTCCTCTGCTGTAACTGCTCCAGACACAAAAAAGACCTTTCTTCCTGTACCTTTAAGTCTTTTGACAAACGCGTTATAAAGAGGTTTCCCGTGTTTTCCAACTAAGTTATAAAGCACTAGAGAATTACCTTCTTGATCGCAAGTTAAATTTACGATCAAGCGATTCCTTTTTTCGTGACTAACAATGATATCGATTTCATCTTGGTACTTTAGACCTTTACATGCCTTTCTCTCTTCATCGCTGTACTTAAGTACTAGACACTGAATAGTCAGTTGTGCGAGAGTGTCAGCATCCATCAGTTCTTTTGTCGTAGTAACTTTATAAACAGGTCCAAAGTTGCCTTCAAGTGTCATCTTGTTAGAGACTGCATCGTCGATCGTTCCTGTAGTACCGATCCTAAACCCAGCATTCACCAATCTGTTCATTATCGTAGTTAGCGATTTAGCTTTGAAGGTGTGAGCTTCATCTCCTATCACCATACCGTAATTAGTAAACCAGGCTTGTGGCAATTTAATAGCACTTTGCCAAGTAGTAACAACTACTGATGCTTCGAAGTTTATTTTTTCCTTTCCAGAATAGATCCGGTGAACATCTTCTCCAACATCGAACGAACTGTCTTGCCAAGAATAAGACTCAAAGTCTTTATACATTTGCTCGACTAAAGAAGTAGTTGGAACAACAACTAACACCTTTTTATCCATCTCATAGCTTAAATAGTGCCGCATCAGCATATAGATAATTAGCGACTTTCCCGAACCAGTAGGTGAAATAAGTATTGCTCTTTTGTTCTGCGCTCCATGTACAAAAGCATCAAGCTGATAATCTCTTGGTCTTATCAATTTATCTTTCAGACTAATCGTAGATTCTTCTATAAATTTTTCAAGATCTCCTCTTTCGTGGAAGCTATGATTTTTCAAAGATGCGTCGTATACTAGTTTATAGCCTCTTTCTGCGCAAAATTCAGCGACTCTTTTCATCAAACCATAAGGAATAGTTTGAGATCTTGAATCAAAAAGACGGATCTTACCATCCCACATTTTATTGCGAAATGCTGGCATAAACTTATAACCTTCTGCAAAAAAAGTAAAGTATTCACTAAGCTCCATTAGTATACCACTATCGTCACTCGATAGGTATACTTTAGTTTCGTCTTTTTTGCGCGCTGTCAACATTACATACCAGATGTGAATTTCTTAAAGTCTAATATGTTCTTTATATGGGTATGCCTCCATCGAATATTACTCATAATTTCTTCGAGTGTCTCGATAATGGTTTTTTGGTAATCGATCTGAGCTTTAATTTTAACAAGATCTTCATCAGTCGAATAATACATATCCATGTCGGATTTCATAGGTTTACTCATACCGTCAAATGGATCATATTTCCACGCCCGGTTATCCATATCATCTTTAGACATCTTCCCGTTATAATACAACCACTTATCCTTCTTTGTAGATCCATGCTCCATTTCCTTTTTCTTAAGCATAAGTTTTGCCATAGAAAAGAGCTCTAAGTATTTCGCGTGCAGTTTAGAAGATTTAATCGTTTCCTCATCAAGACAGATGTCATCAATAACCGCATCCTTTTTCCACATAACTAAAATATTGTTCAAATCCATCATATAGTATTATTTATTCTTATTTTATAATTAGAAATTCATCGTATCTAAACGATACATCAGCTTGCGCATATTCAACATCATTTGATTGTACATTAAAATCTACACCGCTTAAAGAAATAGGGAACGCATTCTTAAACTGAAATTGCTTATTGACAATGTTATGGCTTGTCATTACAGAAAGAATCATATCAGAGACTTCATGCTTTTCGGTATTTTCTTTTAGCCAATTGTATATTTCTGTGTAGTTCTTCATATCCTCATCAATAGCAAACCTCAAATTTAGGCCTCCGAACTGTCTTGTTTCACTTGTTTGATAAGAAATTCCCCCTCTAAAATTCATTTGGA